TGGAGCTGGACGCGCGGGTTGAGGCCAGCCGGGATGTCGAAGCCGTTGGCGGCCGAGAGGAGCGGCCCGATGAAGGCGGTCAGGAACGTCGCCATCGAGGCCGCCGCACCCATCGCGAGTCCAGGCCCGACGATCGGGATCGCCGCCTGGGAGGCCGCAGCGCCGGTCGCCGCGATCGCGATGTTCGCGCTCGACTCGGAGATCGCCGCCGCCTTCGTCGCGGTCATCTCGACGAGCTTCGAGACGATCCACTGGCTCGCCATCTTGACCAGGACGTTGATGACGGCGTTCGCCATCGAGTCCGCGACGTTCACGATCGCGTCCTTGAGGCTCATCGTCCCGGTGATCAGGCCCTTGATGCCGGCGGCCATCGACGCCACGAACGGGTCGACGAACCCCGAGATCCACGCCTTGCGCGACTCGGCGGCCTTCTTCGCCTGCTGGTTGACCTCCTTCGCGATCTCCTTATCGATCGCCAGGACCTGCTTCGAGCCCTCGTGGGAGACCTGCACCTCCTGGTCGCGGATCGAGCGGAGGATGCGGAGCCGCATCTCACCGTCGTCGCGGTACTCCTCCAGGTTCTCGCGCAGGCTGGAGATCGTCTGGGCGTGGTCGGCGGTCGCCGCCGTCTTGCCCAGCTCGTTCATCTTGCCCTGGATCTGCCAGTTCAGGTCGAGCGAGTCGCGCGTCAGCCCGAGCTTCTCCGTCCAGAACGCCTTCTCCCGGTCGGTGCTCCAGGTGAACCAGTTCTCTTCCTGGTTCTTCTGCGCCGTCAGCTCGGCCTCCCACTCGGAGAGCCGGGTGTCCTTTTCGGCGCTCGGCGCCTGGTACTTCTCCTTGTTCTTGTCCGGGATGAACGCGCTGCCGCCCTTCGACGAGCCCTGCGGCGTGCGCCCGTCCGTCACCGCCGGGCCGCTCCGCGCGAGCGCGCGCGCGTCGTAGCGCGCCCAGATTTCGTCGATCGCCGCTGCGGCGGACTTGTTCTTGGCGGTGTACTCGTCGATCGCCTTGCCGGCGGCCTCGGTCGCGGCGCCCACGCCCTTGCCGAGATTGTCCTTGAACGCGACGATCGCGGCGCCGACGCCGACGACCGCGTTGTAGATCATCTGGATCCGGGTGTAGAGCGACATGAACCCGGTCACCAGGCCGTCGATGACGCTCGCCAGGAACTTCGTGATCTCCGTGAAGTGCGAGACGCCATCAGAGCCCGTCTCGCCCAACCAGTGCCCGAAGTTCGTGAGCACCGGCATCAGCTCGGAACCCATCTGGACGCTGACGGCCTTCCAGAGCGCGCTCACGTCCGCGAGCGCCCGCTTGTAGTCGCGGAGCTTCTGCGCGCCGTCCGGCCCGACGGTCAGCCCGAGCCGCTCGGCCTTGACGGTCGCCTCGTCGATCGCCTCCTTCGAGAGCTTGAGGAGCGGCGCGACCTCGGACCAGGCGCGGCCGAACATGATCGTGCCGGCGGTGTTCTGAGCGAGGCCAGGCTCCATCGCGCGGATCTTGTCCAGCGCGTCGTTCATGATGTCGGTCGCCGGCCGGAGCCCTCCCGTGCTCGCGTCCTTGACCGAGATGTGGAACCGCTCGAACCCCTGCGCGCCGGTCGCCACCTGGCGCGAGAGCATCCTGATGCCGTTCGTGTAGGCGTCCGAGGAGACGCCCACCTCCTCCATCGCGAGCGCGAGGCCGGACGACTTCTGGGTGCTCAGGCCCGTCGCCTTCGAGAGCGCGATGACCTCGCCGTACCACTCCTTCGTGGAGTCGATCGCGTGCTTGAACAGCGCGCCGCCGCCGAGGACGGCGGTCAGCGCGAGGAACGGCGCCTTGAGGTTCTCGATGACCCGGCCGAGCGAGTCGAAGTGCCCGGCCATGTCGTCGGTGCTCGCCTTGACGGCGCCCGACGCGCGGTTCAGCCCGTTGAGCAGGCCGTCGATCGAGGCGACGATCCCAACGCTGACCTCACCGGCGCTGTCCGACACAGGTCACCTCCCGCCGTTGAGCTGCGCGACGATCGCCTGGAGGGCGGCAGCGTCGTACTGCCCCTGCTCGTTCTTGGGCGGCTCGGGGATGGACAGGCGATCCGAGCTGCTACCGCCAGGACGCGACGACGCCTCCTCGCCGGCAGCGCCCAGGAAGTGCTTTAGCACGGCGGGCCAGGGCGGGTCACGCTTCCAGTAGGCGAAGAGGTCCTGCACCTCGGTTGGCTCCAGCTCGTCGACCTCGCGGAAGGTCCAGCCGGTGTTGTCGAGGATGAGCCCGTAGATCCGCCGGATCGTCTCGGCGGGGTCGTCGTCTACGGGCTGACGGCTTCCCCCTGCGCTTCGACCTCTGCCGGCGTCTCGAAGTTCGAGAAGGACACGAGCGCGTTGAAGGTCTTGGGGAGCTGACCGATCTCCAGGTCGTCGAGCGCGGCGCGCGCGAAGCCGGGGTAGTTCCGGCGCAGGGCGGCGGCGATCATGTCCATCTGTTTTTCCGCGAGCTGCGGCACCGCCTCGGCCTGCTCCTCCGGCGTGCCGCTGGTGGCGAGCTTGCGGAGCTTGACCAGATCCGGCCAGTGGTCCTTCACGATCCGCATGGTCAGGCGCGGCATGACGTACCGCTGCCCGTCGACGTAGACGACGATCCCTTCGAGCACTGCGGCCTCCTGGTGCTGCGGGTAGAGGGCCGGCGCACCCCCGCGATGCGCCGGCCCGAGCTGTTACTCGCCGACGTACACGTCGCAGATCTTCGTCGAGGCCGGGTCCTGGACGACGATGATCTCCAGGTCCTGCTCCGTGTAGGCGTCCGCCTTGAGCGCGAACGCGAGCTTCGGGACGTGGACGGCCGGGAACGAGAAGCCGATGCCCTTGCCCGCGTAGGTGTCGAAGCAGCGGAGCATGTAGGGCGTCGACTGCCCCATCGTCTGGTTGAGGAGGGTGATGGTCTTGCCAGTCGTCGCGTTCGTGTACGAGTACGAGATCGCGGAGTTGTGCCCGACGTCTGCGGCGGCGAACGTGTAGACGCCGGTCGCGGTGTTGACCGAGTACTGGCCGGTGGTCGGGCCGGCTGCGACGCGGGTCATGGACTTGTTCGAGGTCAGGTCGATGACGCCGAGGTCGTCCTTGAACGTCGCGCCGTTCGCGACGGTGACGGACGCGGCGATGGCCCACGGCTCGTTCACGACGCCGAGCACCGAGCCGGCGGCCGAGGTCGCGCCGGGCAGGGCGGACAGGAGCAGGTCGCCGCGCACGTTCGCGTTCTTGGCCTTCATCGTGACGTCGAGGTTCCCGCGCGCCACGTCGATCGGGGCCTGGAACTGCCCGTTCATCTTCTTGATCTGGTACGAGAAGTCGACGGAGATGTCCTGGAGGATCGCGACCTGCACCGGCGTCGGGTTCGCGCCGGAGGGGATGAGGGTGAGGGATCCGAGTCCGAAGTTCAGCATGTGCTGGTCCTCCTTTTACGGGGTGGCGGGCGGCGCGAGCCGTCGCTTGAGGTCCTCGACCGCTGCCTGCACGCGCGCGAGGTCGACGGAGCCGCAGTTGCGGAACCAGTCGTTGACCCACTCGTCGATGCCAGGGATGTTCGGCGCGGCCTCGGGAGCAGGAGCGGGAGCGTCGGGGGTGGTCGTCTCGTCCATGAGCGCCTCCTACTTGGGTGGGGTGACGGCGAGCATCTCGATCGGGACAACAGCGACAGCCTGATCTCCGAACGTCCCCTCGTCGGTCACCACAGGCCCCGTGATCCAGGCGTGCAGCACCAGTCCACCGAGCGTTGTACTCCAGCCGAGTCCACCTGAGAAGAGCGCGGTCGCCTCGTTGCTCTGGCGCTCCAGGGCCGTCTCGATCGCGCTGACGATCTGGTTGAGCTTCGTCGAGGGAGGGACGCTGGTGTCCGACGAGCGGCAGTAGACCCACGCCTTCGCCCGAAGGAGGTGCTTCGGCGGACGCCCCTGCTCGTTCTGTTGCGTCTCGTCCATCGTCGTCAGGAACAGCGCGGGCTGCTCCTCGGGCGGCACGTCGTTCCAGTCGCGCAGCCGGCGCGAGAAGGTCACCACGCCGGGCACCGTCTGGAGCCGGGCGAAGAGGGCGGCGAAGATCGCCTCGCGGTCAAGGGCCACCGAGACCTCCGAGCGACAGCGCGGCGCCGATCCGCTTCGCGATGGACTGCCGCATGTCGTCGAGCGCCGGGCGCAGGAAGGGCCGCGCCGCCTGCGTGCGCGCGGGCTGGTTGACCTGCGCGACCGGGTGCGCGGCGCCGGGCCAGAACAGCGCCTTCTTCTTCACCGGGAGGATCGTCCGAGCCGGCACCTGGAAGCCCAGCTCCCACGCGCGCCCGTAGTCGACGGCGGTCCCGACGAGCCCGGTGATGCTCGTCGGCGTGTCGAGGATCTCGCTGTGGATCGAGCTGCGGAGCCGGCCGGTGCGGACCTTGAGGGTCTGCCCGGTCAGGTAGTCGGCCTTGACGTGGCGCTCCAGCTCCAGCGTCAGCGCGGTCACGGTCTGGAGCAGGCGCGCGCGGACGCTCGCGGGCACGCCCAGGAGCAGCTTCGCCTGGACCGCCTCCAGGCCGAGGACTTGCGGCGTCATGCTGGCACCAGGCGGCGGTACTCACCGAGGATCAGCTTCGCGTTCGCCGGGATGTCGCCGGCGAAGAACGAGATCGTCTCGCCGCCGACCTGCTTCGAGACCTCGCCGACGCGGCTGCGCTCGCGGTACTTGAGCGCGACCATCTCGATCGCGACCTGCTCGATCTCGGGAGGCGTCGCGGCGAACCCGGCCGTGTAGCTCACGACGACGTTGCCCCACCCCTTCGTGATCGTCAGATCGTTGACGACCAGGACGCCCTCCGGCGTCCAGGAGAAGTCGGTCGAGGGGATGCCGTCGACCGTCACCGAGGCGACGGCCGTGACGGGCAGGAAGGGGAGCTGGAAGCCGGCCTGAGCGAACGTCCCGTTCGCCCGGTATACCTGCGGCCCGGAGAGGATCGGCCGCGAGAGGTAGGAGACGATGTACGCCGAGACAGCCGTGACGAGGCGCCCGAGCAGAACCGTGTCCTGCGCGCCGGCGTTACCGCCGAGGGAGGACTGTACGTTCGCAACGGTCGTCAGGTCGCCAGCGGCCATCGTCTCCCCCTCTGGTTACTGCGCCGCGCCCTCGTCCGTCACCTTGCCCGGCTTCGTGGTCGACAGGCCGAACGCCTGGCAGACCTCGGTGACGTAGAACTCGGGGATCGAGAACGACCCGTCCTTGGCGCGCTCGACCGGCTCCCCCTCCACCGTCAGCCCACCGAGGTGATCGCCCCACACCTTGACCAGCTTGAACTTCGACGCCATGTCTGCGGCCTCCGTCGTGTGCCCGAACGAGAAGGGGCGGGAGGGAGCCGGGCACCGCTCCGCTCCCGCCCCGTGGTGGACCGCCTACGGGGTTACCCGTTGGCGATGTTCGTCAGCGCGCCGAAGGCGAACGGCGCGTAGAGCTTGAGCACCTCGTCGGCGTAGACGCCGTACTCGTACTTGCGGGTGCGGAGCGGCCATTCGAGCTGGTAGTACTCGCGCCGCGTCTGGACCTGCGCCGGGTTCGGCACGTTCGAGCCCTGGTACGGGATCGAGTCCGAGTAGAACGCGATCGTCCCAGGCGGCAGGTTCGGGTGGAGCTTGATCGCCAGCTCCTGCGGACCGTCGAGGGCGAACTTGTTGAGGTAGCCCTTGACCGCGATCCCGCCGACCACGCCGTTCTGGCTCGCCTGGAAGTTGAACCGCTGCGACCCGGCGGCGCCGTTCGCCAGGATCTTCTTCCCGATGTTCAGGGCCTCCTGGGAGTTGACGTACATCGTGTCCGGCGAGAGCCGGTAGAGGTCCCACCACGCCTTGAGCAGCGCGTCGATCTCGACGATGCCGCCCGCGCCGTCGCCCGTGAGCGCCTGCCCGGTGCCGGCGGTGCCGGTCGCCATCTGCCCGACGAGCGCGCCCGAGGACGCGGTGAACAGCGTCGCGGTCGTGCCGATGTTGAGCAGCGAGGTCAGCGCGCCGGACCCGAAGCACTGGGTCAGGAGGCCGTCGAAGACGAGCTGGTTCTTCGAGTTGTCGGACGCGGGGAGCGCCGACAGGGCCTGGGTCGCGCCGGGCAGCGCGGCGATCGACACCGAGTTGATCGTGGTGAGCGCCGCGAGCTTCTCGGCGCCGGCCGTGCCGATGAACCAGGCGTACCCGTAGGCGCCCTTGACCGGAGCGACCGTCGCCGTGACGACCGAGGTGCCGGTCGTGGTCGTGGTCGGGGAGGTGGCCGACTTCTGGGCGGACCCGCCGCCGTAGTTGTCGGTCGAGCCGTCCGAGTTCGTGCGGGAGACGGCCGCCGGGACGCCGGCGGCGAGCGAGGAGTTCAGGAACCCCTCCATCGTCAGCGCGACGCAGGCGACGTTGTACGTCGCGGCGGCGATCGTCCCGCCGGTGGTCGCGTTCGCGACCGTCGGGGTGGGCGTGGTGCCCAGGAGCTGCGACCCGTTCCCGCCGAGGAGGATCTTCTCCTCGTAGTTCATCAGGGACCGGAGCAGGCCGAGGACGGCGCGGGCGCGCACGTCGTCGAACCCGTTGGCCGCGTAGTCGGCCTCGAAGGTGACGTAATCCTCGAAGCCGATGCCCTTGTACGCCGCGAGCACGTCCGAGGTGCTCGTGGCGATCACGCCGCCCCGGTTGCCTTCCGAGACGCCGCCGGCGAGGGCGTTCACGTTGATGCCCGTGATCGCCTTCCAGTTGACGGCGGTGCCCTTCCCGCCGCCGACGCGCGCGATCCGGTTGCGCAGCGGCGTGATCGGGCCGGGGTAGAGGGTCTTGGCCGGCGCCTCCAGGTCGTAGGCGGTGAGGCCGGTCGTGGGCGACGCAGACTGCGTGAACGCCTTCTGCACGTCGTCCACGATGGGCTTCGCCTGTGCCTGCTTCATGGCGTCCATCGCGTTCTGAACGGACATCGGTATCTCCTCGTCAGGTGGTTACTGCGTCGCCCGGCACAGGTCCGGGAAGCTGGTCACATGATCCGCTTCGGCTGGGTCCAGGACTTCCGCAGCTCGTAGTCCGCGCGCTCCTTCGTGCCCTCGGCGGGCGGCGGCGCGTCCTTGGTCACGGTGCCGGTGTCGTCGCCCTTGGCGATCGGCACGGCCTTCGTGTACCCCTTCTCCAGTCGCAGCGCGTCGAACGCCTTCTGGACCTTGGACAGCTCGGCCTCGGCGGTCTCGGCGCGCTTGCGCAGCTCGTCGCGCTCGGTGGTCAGCGCCTTGGTCAGATCGCCGGGCTGGGCGGCGGACTCTACGTCGTCGTCCTTGTCCTCGTCCTCGTCGCCGTCCTTGTCCTTGTCCTTGTACCCGAGCGCACCCATCGCCTTCGAGCACTCGTCGATCTTCCCGTGGATCGCGGCGAGCGCCTCCTTCGTCTTGGCGCTGAACCGCTTGCCGCCCTTGCGAACCACGTCACCAGCGGGCGCGGCGCCGGTTCCCTCGGCCTTTGCCGGCTCCGTCGTCGCGCCCTCGACCTGGGAGGTGGGGGGTGCTGCGGAAGCTGCGCACGCGACCGGCATGCCGTCGGCGGCTGGCGCGGTCGTTGCGGCGGGAGTGAGCGAGGCGTCGACCGCCCCGACCTCGTGCTCCACCAGGGTCTTGAACGCGGAGATGAACGCCTTGCACGCGTTGCGGATCTGCTCGGGCACCGCGCCGTTCGCCTGACCGCTGTCGGCGTCCGCCTGGGTCCAGCGGGACAGCGACTGGAGGTCGCGCAGGATGCTGGCGCCGAACCCGACGTCCGAGAGGGCCTTCGTCA